TTCTTCACAAATTTTGTGTAAAAATGTGTTCAACTTAAAGGTATTGAAATGAAATTGATTTACACCCCAGTATGGCTCTATATGTAGGCTTTTTTCAACATAATCCATTACAAGACTTTTAGCATCTAAGCCTTCGCTAATTGCATAAGCATACATTATTTTACTGTGTGTTTGACTTTCTATACTCATATTGCTACTGACATTATGAATATAATTTGTGCCATCACCTAGCCAGTTTGCAAAATTAATCCCATATTTAAATGTGCAGTCCGTTTCCTTAACAAGATCGACTAGTTTAATATTACAATCTGAAATAAAATTGCGCCAATGCTCAGTTGAACCTTCTCCTACTCCAACAATACCTATATTATCAGATTCTATAATATCTATTTTTAAGTTAGGCCAAGTTTTTCGTAAAATTATAGCAGTAATTAATCCTGCTGTCCCTCCACCTACAATGGCAATATTATTGAGCAACATTTTCTAATTCCTTTTTTTGATTTTCGTCCTGGGTATAAGGAATTTTACAAGTATGAAGTGTGGCTTCTTCAAAATATAACTCGTTAATAAGATCAAATTTTTGAGTTAGATTCCAAGTAAGCCCGATTCGACTCCAGTGTTTTTTCCATTCTGTGCTACAATTAGACATTAAATCATACTTGTATTCGTATATACAAATAGTTTCTGAAAAGTTTTTAACTTGTTCAATTAATTCTAAAGGATTGTCTATAATTTCTAAATAGGCTGAAAATACAATTAGGTCAAACCCTTGTAGTAATTCTTGATTTATAGGTTTGTTAGGAGAAATTTTAATATCGGAATTGTCATCCATTCCAATTGTTTTATAATTTTTAAAATCTTGATAGTTGTCTAAACGTTCTTCATTATGGATAAAATGCAATATATTCTGGTCTTTGCTTAGTATAATTGACAATGTTTCTGAATGATTCATCTATGTCCTTTTACTTTATATAGTAAAAATCGTAGACTATTCAGTTAGATATGATTACACAGGAACGTATTCCTCAATTATCATTTGTCCTGGAGTGTCGTATGAATTACCGCCACCATCCCAATATTGCGTATGCCATAAATGCGCATTATGATTTCCTTCTGAATAAGATCTGCACTTAAATCCAATCCTAGCATATGCATATGCATCCCAACTAGGAACATCAAATTGAATAGTATTTGTATTTTCTACATGATGGCCGCCTCGGGTAAATCTGCCATACTCAACCTCGTCTACATAAAAAATATAGTGCATAATCATATGCTGACTTGGTCCATATTGTCTTGTATGAATATTATAACTTACACGAATGCGAGTATCTCCTCGCATAGGCCTAAAATCCATATAAGCTCCTGGAACCCAATAGTAGGCATTGTTTGCTCTCCACCATCCTGTTCTATGAATATAATTTGTTCTTTGAATTATTCTTCTTTTGAAATAATCGGTAGTAATACTAAATGCATTTGCTTCATTTGTAATACTATCAACCTGTAGTATGCCGGTCATGCTGCTGTATACTCCTCTACACTAACCCAACTTGGAACACCTCTTGTGCTATCACTGCCGTTTTGGAATCTTTGAGCATTCCAATGCACACTATGATTACTATCGGTGTATTGTCTTGTTATGTATCCCATACCTGCTGCTTTTCCTGCACCCCAGCTAGGAACTTCCCATCTACGAATTACTCCCGATTCTTGATGATCTACACTAACACTATGCCTTGCATATTCTTGCCCGTTGGCCATAAAAATCCAATGTGTGATGGAATGTGCAGCACCTCTGTGGCCTAATGGACACATCCAAGTATAAGTTAAAAAACTATTACTATAGACTGGTGTTATACTTAACCAACTACCAGGAACTTCGTAGTAGGTGTTGCCTGGATTCCAAGCACCTCCCCTGAACCATCTATAAGTTCGTTGTATCAGCCTACGATTTAGATTTGTCGTAGAAAGATTCACTGAATTCGCAGAATTGCGGATGGTATTAACTAAAAGAGTTCCAGTCATGTTTATGGCTTAGGAAATTCTTGCTTAATTGCTTCTCTACGTGTCTGTAGTGCTGCGGCTTTTTCTGGACGATTTTCTACTACCATTTCCCATAGAGCTACAATCATATCGTCCCTACTAGGATATTTTCCTGGCATAGCACGTTGTTCATGAACACGTCTTAGTGCAATATCGTCCTTAATAGTTTCCCATTTGGCAATTAATTCTTCTCTAGTAGGTTTTGGGGTTGTTTCCATCCATGTAATATCATCGTATAAAGGGCCTCTGACTCCATATAGGCGTCCTGCATAGAACTTGTGCATAACCTCACCAAAATCAACATCATTAGACATTGTTATCTCCTTGTTTCTTTATTTACCTTGCTGTAATTGTTTGTCTTGAAGCAGCACCAACTGCTGTTGGTTCTCCCACTCCTAAATATTCTTCAACTATTAATTGCCCTCTAGCATTTTGAGCGCTACGTCCTGTGCCGTCCCAGTAATACGTTGTATATAATCTTGTTTCATGATTATCATTGCTATAGGATCTAACTTGGTAACCTATTCTTCCTGAACTTGTTCCCCAGCTAGGCACATCCCATTGAATAATATTACCGTCTTCTATATGAACACCTGACTGACTATGCCAATAGTAACAAATTCCTGCGACAAAAAATCTCCAATGACTAATAGCATGGGAAGCATTTGACCAAGCGTGAGGAATTCTCCATAAGAAATGTATTCTAGACTGGGCGCTTCTTGGTGTAAAATCTACGAAACCTCCAGGAACCCAGTTGCTAGTATTATCTGGATTCCATTCTCCTCCTGTATAGGTATTCTCATAGCGCTGAATTACTCTAGCAGTAAGTTCTGCTAAGGGCACGGTTATTGTGCCTAGTCTATTGCTTATTGCATCTAATCTAAGTGTTCCCATTAGTAAAGTAGTTCCTCTATCATTAAATGCCCTCTAGCATTTTGAGCACTACGTCCTGTGCCGTCCCAGTAGTAAGTTGTATACATTCTTACTTCATGATTATCATTGCTATAGGATCTATGCTGCATTCCTATTCTAGCCTGGTTGGTTCCCCAACTAGGAACTTCAAATTGAAAAGTTCTACCATTTTCTATATGAGTTCCGCTTTCACTCCAGTAATAATATAAAATGCTATTGGCGTAGAAATACATATGACTTATCGCATGACTTGCTGCTACCCATGCCATGGGTAATCTCATGGTGTATTTTATTCTACTATCTGCTCTTCTAGGAGTAAAGTCATAGAATGCTCCTGGAATCCAATTAAAAGTATTGTCTGGATTCCATTCTCCTCCGGTATAAACAGCTTGATAGTATTGTATTACTCGTTGTTTAAGATCTCTTACTGGAATAGTAACCGTTCCGCTAACATCTCGCAAGTTTTCTACTGTAAGGGCTCCCATTTATACTCCTGGTAGATATTCTTCTATGACTAACTGGCCATAGCAATTTTGCGCACTACCACCGCCGTCCCAGTATTGTGTTGTGTAAACACGAACTTCATGATTGTCGTCACCATATGAACGTTGTTGATATCCTATACGACCTACACTGGTTCCCCAACTGGCAAAATCCCAAATATATGTGCTCATATCTTCAAGATGATTTCCTGAAACACTGTGGCGACCTTGCTCTACACCATTAGCGTAAAATATCCAATGACTTATTGCATGAGCTTCTCCGCTATTACGTGCATACGGAATATGACAACATGTTCTTATTCTGCTACTTGCAGACAAAGGAGTGTAATCATAAAACATTCCAGGAATCCATTGATATGAGGTCGTAGGGTTCCACTGTCCACCAGTATAAGTAGCTCTATAGCTTCTTATTACGCGATGTCCTAGTTCGGTAAGAGGAACCTGTGTTTGCTCAGGATCTACTGTTAATTGGTCAACGATTAAAGTGCTCATGGTATTGCAAAATATTCCTCAATTGTCATTTCACCTACAGCAAGGGATGATTGATTACTTCCAGTGCCATCCCAATGATGTGTAGCGTGTATTCTAGGCTGATTACCGCTGCCGTATCGTCTTACTTGATAGCCTATTCTGCCAGTAGCTGTTCCCCAACTGGCAAAATCCCAGACATATACATGTCTATGCTCTGGACTTTGACCTGCTATACTGTGACGACCAATTTCTGTGCCGTTAGCATAAAATATCCAATGGCTAATAGCGTGTCCATTTTCATGGCTGTAACTAAAACTTATAGTTGTTCTAATTCTACTAGACGCAGAGGCTGGAGCATAATCTTGAAACATACCTAATGCCCATGCATAAGCATCTCCAGGTATATAAGATCCTCCTGTGTAACGTGATCGAAAATCTTTTATTACACGCTGCCTTAATTCAGTCAATGGAAGTGTAACTTCACTTGTAACTGCCTGAAGATTATCTGCTCTTACTGTGCTCATCTAATTACTCTAAATCTCGTTTGACCTGCTTCTTCGCCATCGGGTCTAACAGGCCATGTTACACCAACAAGCTCTCCTGCTACTAATTGTGGATTGCTGTTCTTAGTGATGTCTGCTAGAGCCTGCATATAATCTTTCCATTCTTGAGGAATAGGTTCTCCAGTCCTCATTGCTCTAAGTGTGACCCAATCCGTCTCTCTTAATCTAGCGTCTCTTACTCTACGTAATGCTTTCATAGGAGCTTCGTTGATTAATTCTTGAGCTTTTGCTAAAATAGATTCGTTACTGGGCCTTAAAGCAGGATCTGACTCCCACTTAATACCATCAACATTGTCTCCTTCTACGCTCCAAATAGCATTGGGCGCTAGTAGATATAGAGCTTCAGCGATTGGTAATATTTTTCTACTTGGGCTAGCGGTATCTGACATGTTTTTTCAATTCCTTCTATTATTTATGCGGCGATTTCTTGTGCTATACCAAAACTAACACCTGTTTCATAGGCATCTGTACCGTTTTGATAATTAGTAAGTGTTGTATTCAGTGTAAAACTCTGGTTGGATCCACCTGAGCTTTTTACAGCAAAACTATAGGTTACCCAATCTGTTTTACCTGGTCTGTCAATCCATGGTACTTGAATGTAACTAGGTGTACTATCATAGTTGTTGTCGTAGCGTGAAACACCGATCCCTTGTTGTCTACTTGCTCCGTATCTGCCTATCACTTCATGATCTGGTTGTGCTGCACCTATCATAGTCCCATCACGTAGCACCGTAAAAACTACATCATTCCCTGCTTCATAAAAAACATTAAATTCTATAAAAATAAAACTATCTCTACTACGTGGCTTTATGCTTACATCTAATGGTCTAATGATAACTCCACCCTCATGAATGCCTTCAGCAAAAATATCTGCTCTCATACCTCCATCATTGTTGGGCACTGAGTAGTAATGACGTTGCATGGATACAGAATATTGAACTTGAACAATATGACCTGGGGCATAGATAGCATTAGGATAAGCTACTCTTATTGGTCCTGTTATATTATCTACTTTTAAAACGCTCATCCTGCTATCTCCCTTGCCCATCCCCAACTATGGCCTACTTCTTGTCCGTCTGTGCCTGCGCTGTTTAACGATCTATTTAGAGCATATGTATATGTACCGCTGCTGCTGCTTCTAACTGCTAGACTATAAGTTCTAGCTGAAGTGTTACCTGCTGGGTCAAACCAATTTATAGTGCTTTGTTGCGGAGTGGTGCTATAATCATTGTCATAGAGAGGAGTTAGTATGTTAGACCAACGAACATTTCCTCTAAAGGTATTATAACCTATTAAATTACTGTCTCTTAGAACTACAAATCCACAATCGTGATGCATTTCATAAAAAGTTGTCCAACGAAGCCAAATTACACTGTCTGCTCTGCGTGGTGTAATGGTTAAATTTAGTTGAGTAATGGCGGTCCCATTTCCACTCGGTTGAGCAGTGTATGTAGTTCTTACACTAGTGCTTGCTTGAACCCATTGCACCACAGTTCCTTGTTGAATAAGCCCATTACTGACAGTAGTTTGACTTCCAGTTGCAGGCGCTAGACCGCCAAGTGTAACTGTCATTGAGCTACCTCCTGTATCATACAAAAACTCACACCACCTTCGTGGTCATCTTGAAAGGCACCCCAGGCTCTGTTAACACGTATATCATAATTAGATCCTGTGCTGCTTCTAGATCCTAGACTATAAACATGAGGGCCGACACTTCCTGGAGTATCAACCCAGGCCATATGAGTGTAGGAAGGAGTACTGTTTTGATCATGACTATGCTCATATTCTGCACAACCTATACCACTCCATCTTACATTGCCTACTTCTGTATTATAACCTATGACAGTGCCACTTCTTTTGGCCTGAAATGTTATATCATGATGACACTCATAAAATAGCCACCATTGTAAGTAAACTAAACTGTTTGCACGTTTAAGAGTAATTGTAGTATTTAGACCAGCAATATCTCTGCTGTTATTATCATTGTAACTATTGTAGGTAGCATGATTATCCATTTTAGTCCACACACACTGAATAACCTGTCCTGGAACATATAAAATATTGTTGTTAGGAAAGGCGATTAGATGATCACCATCTTGTCTTCCAGCAAGTTCATCAGTTACCAATGTGCTCATTAGACAACACTCCAATCACCGTTAACTGTGACTGTTTGGCCGCTTGCTATAGTTACCGGTCCACTGCTCATACCATTAGTTCCTGCTGGGATAGTAATTGTTTCATTTATGGTGTTAGAGTTTGTTCTTATAATAGCATTAGTTCCTAGTGTAGGTTGTAACGTTGCTAATGAACTTTGTGTAACGACAGTTGAGCTATTCATTACAATACTACCACCTACGTTTAATGCTCCGCTTATACCAACTCCACCTGTTACTACCAGTGTTCCTGTAGAAGTGCTAGTTGATGTTACATTATCATTCATAAGAACGCTGGCAGTTGCCTTTGTAGCATTCGTAGTTCCGTTTATAGTTAACTGGCCGCTTGCTCCACTACTTCCTGTAACTGTTGGATGCTGTCCTATACTAGATACAATTCTATTTTCACTAGGAATAAAAGTTAAACCAGAGTCTACTCTCATAGTAGATTGAGCACCAGTAGGCAAGCTTCCTTCTGTTGGGGTGCTTGTTCCAAAATACACAAAATGTGTATTGCTGTTTGATCCTGCATCACTAACAGTTAATGCAGCGGTAGGAACCGCTTGCCAACTAGTTACTCCAGCGCCATCAGTCTGCAAAAATGCTCCACTTGATCCATTTGTGCTAGGAAGTTGAAATGTGGTATTTGCAGTAAGCCCTGCTAGAGATTTTAGAGATGTATAAAACGTATTTGCAGTATTATAAGCTCTGAGTTCACCATTAGTGCGTAGTTGAACTCCACCTACAAATTGAACTGTTCCTGACCCGTTTGGATCAATGACAATATCTTGGTTAGTAACTGCTGTAGTGATTGTATTTTGTCCTGATGCATAGATAGACCCCAACGGAGATCCACTACCTACTACACCTGTGCTTACCTGTCTTCCCATTTTTCTAATCCTTATTAAGCGGTAGTTGTTTCAATGCCCATAATAGTTACACTTAAGCCAAGTCCCGTCCCAGCACCTCTAACACTGATATATTTTCCTGACTCTAAAACCAATCCTGTTCGTTCTAGAACACCATTCGCAAGAATCTGTGAATCGTATTCTAAAAATTCTCCATCTCCTGGAGCACTAGGAGCAATACTTGTTGTAATTGCTAGTCTCACTGTAGCAACGTTTGTTGAACTGCGATTTGCAATACTCACTGTTACCACAGAAAATGTGTTGGCTGGAACTTGATATGGAGTGTAGTATGTATTTGCACTTGTAATATCTTGTATCCCTAATCTTCCTGTTGCCATTTAAATCTCCATTAATTATTTAAGAAGTAATTCCAGGCTACTGGCAATCCTTTAACTCCGCCTGTAAAGTTAAAATTCGCCTTCATTGTAATTGCCTGTCCAGTAGTTGTAGAAATAGTTGTTCCTGCAATTTCAATAAAACCTGCTACTACACTATTTACATTAATTGATGCTCCACCACCACCGATTTGCGCAGCAATATAACTACGTATAGCTCGTTGGGTAGGAACAACACTGTCACTATTTGACGTAAAGAATGGGTCTGTGCTAAATTCAGTAATTGTAGCACTAGTTCCACCCAACGTTACTGCACCAAGTGTAAGTTCTGAAAGACCTGCAATATTAAACGCATCTGCATTTAAAGTAGCTACCCCTGTAGCCTGTTCAATTGTAAACAATTCCCCTACTCTAAAGTTACCGTCTTGGTCAGTAGAAGTATAGAAAACTCGTCCTCCATTATTATCTACAGTTTCATTCGCTTGGCTAGGAACCTGGCTAGGAGTTAACGGATAATTAGTTTCTACAAAATTGCCTGTTCCTATATCTAAGAAGTCATGGCCAGTAAGTCTAACTTGACTGTATCTAATTCTAGTAGTCACCCCGGTGCCGTCTTCTGGTGAATCAAATAATGTTACATCTGGGCTTACTTGTAGGAAAGCCTTGATAGATCCATCGTTCGTTCCTTGTAAAGATAATACTTGAACTAACTTATACGTTCTATTAGGTAGATTAGAAAATACTACGTTCGCTCCTGACTGAGGAGTTCCAGTAAGTCTTCTAACAGAAACAAATTTACCGGACTGGTAATTATCTGCATATCCATCACCTTGATCGAGATTGGCAAATACGTTATTATATCCAACACCTCTATTTTTAAAGCTAGGTTGCGCTAAGGCTCCTTTTCCTACTCTTACAGTAAATGGGGCTTCATAGATATTATTAGGATCTGTAATAGTCATTGTAGGCACAGATGTGTAACTTGACCCCGGTTCTATAATACGAATTGAAAAAATCTTTTCGTCTTGAACAAAGCATCTTGCTTTAGCTGTTGCACCTAAATTGGCACTAGAGCTGGCAGTAGTTGAAGCGCTTGGTATTGCGACCCACTTTGGATTGCCCGAAGGGTTACCATGAACTGCTTTTTTAAATCCAGTTCCACTAGCTCTCGTTAACGCTCTGTCTGTCCAGTTGATGCCGTCTTCTGAACTAGAAGCTGTATTTGTACCATTCACAGCTAAAAACACACCTTGACCATAGGTAACATTTGTATAGCTTGCTGTTTCACTTAGAGTAGCAGAAACCCAAGTAATTCCATCTAAGCTATAAGCAGCAGTTGCTCCTGAATCCGCAGTGACTGCCACAAATCTATTATTTCCATAAGTTATGCTTACCCATTGGTTAGTTCCTACATTAGGTAGTTGATTTCCAGCAGTCCAAGTTGTGCCGCCGTCAGTGCTATAGGCAGTATTTCTAGATCCATTTGCCACTGCTACAAATTTTCCAGCTCCGTATACTAAACTGCTCCAATTATCTGTCCCAGGCATCACTCCACCTGTTTGCCATGCTCCTACTCCACCAGTTGAACTCCAACTTGTCTGCGTTACACCTGACTTAATTACGACCCATCTTGTTGCCCCAGTGGTTAATCGACCATAGGCTATTGCACTATTAGCAGTTGAAGCTCCAGTAAGACTTTGTCCTGCTGTCCAGCTAACTCCTCCATCTTTACTATAGGCTGTAGCATTGCTACCGTTGGCAATTGCCACAGTGAGTTTTTCAAATGCTGTTGCAGTGCCCGTTCCTGTTCCTGAACCAGTAGCAATAAAATAGTCCCCTAGTCGTACTTGTAAGTTAGTAGGAGCAGGATGCCCAATCAATGTCCATTGTGTGGTCGCCAAAGCAGCTATTTTATAAGCTCTACCAACAACAAATGATCCTGCTTGAACTGGGCTGGTTTCAACAACTTCACCTGTAGCCATTGCAGTCCATGTTAAACTTGAAGGTAACACATTAGGTCTTGTAGTCCAACTAGTTCCATCACTAGAAGTAATAACAGTTTGTCCCGTATTAGGTAAAGCAACATAATTTCCGGACTGAGCTATACCAACAGTTTCGAATTCTACAATACTGCCATTAGTTGAGTTCACTGATGTAAGTGTTAAAGTAATATTATGTGTTCCATCAACACCGCCTACGTTAGATCCTAAAATAGTAATTGTGTCTAATCTAGCATAGTTAATGCCAACATAACCTGGGATTAATGTAACAGAAATATATTTTCCGCCTTTTTTAACTACTACGAATCTTGCTCCAGATCCACCACCGCTTGTTGTTCCTGTAATAGGATAAAATACTCTGTAAGTTTCTGCCCAAGCAAGGTCATTGTATACAGCAGCGTTTGATAAGGTAATCGCTGTGCTTGTATAAGTAGGTGCTGTAAAACTTATTCTAGGCTCAATTGTATAGCTAGAACTTGCATCTGGCGCTACAATAGTAGTTCCGGGAACCCAATGATCAAATCCAGCAGTTCCGTCGCTTTCTTTTATAATTGTAAGATCTTTAGTTCCAATGTTATAAGATGTAATTTGAGCATATTGTCCTGCACCTGCACCTGAAGTAATAACAATTCTCATACCTACATAAGCTGCTGCTACCTCTGCATCAACTGCTGCAATTTTAATAGATGTTGTTGTTCCTGACTGAGAAACATTACTATTGGTTAAGTATCCAAATCCTCCAAAATTTCCGGAAGCTTCAGGTGCATCTGTGCTATCATCCACTAAATCAGTTAATCTAACTTGATATACACCATTATCTCTAAATTCGTCTTGTTCAACGCTTAAACCTGATCCTGTTCCGCCAAATGCCCATGTAGCGAATGTATAGTCTGATCCTGCATTAGAATACTCAACTGTAAACAGTTTATTTGTTCCATCACCTAATACTGATCCTACTTCGGCAGTGTATCCTTTATTGTTTACTTCTGCGAAAATAGGAGTTTCTGTTTCGTCAAATCCTTCTGCCACACTGCCAAAATCACCATAGGAATTGTTTCCATTAGTTCCTCTTATTCGCCCTCCGTTTTCTGACAGATATCCTACATGTGAATAGTATGTAAACACTGATACCAATTCAGCTCTAGCATTATTAGTAATCCAAGCTCCTATACCATCACTTATAATTTGTGTAAAGTCATTAGAGGTTAAAGATTTATTACCACCATTGTGCAGAGCACCGTCTACCTTTTGACCTATTGCAGCATAACCAAAAGTTGCAACGTTCTGAATGTATGGGCTTCTACTTACTATCCAAACATGATAATCGTCTGGTCCATACCCTGGATCTAGTGAACAGTAGGCTCCTGCACTGACTCTGCTTGTTCCATAAGCATTAGGTGCTAGTAAATCACCTGTTAAACCTTCTAAAGTTTGATTACGTATACCAGTAGCATTACGCAGATAATACATGTCTTCTTCTAAGCTTCCAATAACAGCATTAGAATAATATCTAGCTGCTAATAAAGACTTATAATTTCCTGTAAATCTTAGGTCATATTTTAAGGCATCTACATAAGAAACTACATCTCTTAAACATAATTCTTCGTCGTATTCCATAGCTACTACCATAGATCCAGATCCTCCAGTGAGACCCAACGGACTTGAAGCATCTTTAGTAAGTGCTACAGTAAATGTAGTAGAATTTATTATGTTCTGAACGTAGTAAGTTGTAGTTAGATTTAGTCCTCCAAATAAAACTCCGGTAAATCTAATTGCTGTATTTCTTTGCATCCAATCTGTTGAAGCACAGGTTAGTGTTGAAGTTGTAGTCAATGTAACCACACTGCTAAATGCACTTTGATTATAAGCTCTTATTTCATCTACAATGAACTGTTTGTTTAATTCTAATAAATGAATAGCGTAGTCAGTATTGGCTTCGGCTTGACTGCATGTTATACCTTCAGAAGTAGCTGAGAATAAAATATCATCTAATGTCTGCATTAAAGAAGTTAATCTTGTTTGTGCTGTAGTATTAGAATTTAAATTATTTAAAGCTATATTTTTAGCAAAAGTTAAGGCTTCTCTTGTAACTGTTTTCTGATTGAGACTAAAGACTTCACTTGCACTTGCTCTTAGATATGAATATGCAGCTTTTATTGTCTGATGATTAGTGTTAAAACAAAAATCATAACCAACTGCGTCTAAGATTATTGCTAGATCTCTACTACATTTAGACTGGTTATATTTGAAATCATTGAAAGTATCTGTAATATACTGAAGTGTATCAGATGTTATTCCTTCTTTTTCTAAACGAAGTAAATTCAATGCAGTTTGAATATCAGAAGCTGCCCATGTTATTAAAGGTAGACTTTCTCCTGGTAAGGATGATGGATCATCTGCTACAATAGCAATGTTGATATATCCTGCTAGAGTAGTAATCTGTGTTTGCTCGGTAGCTGTTGCAGCATTACCACTCGTATCTTGTCCGGAGTATAATTCTCTTACAACTTGTCCACAAACACTGCCTAATTGAGTATACATTGCAGCGCTGGCAGTTTTTTGTTGTGAATCAGGATAAACTGAGTCGCCAGTTATTTGATTAAACAAAGATCTTATAACATTTCTTGTTGCAAGGTTTCCTCCATATTGCACATCATAACTAAAAGCATCTATTGAATATCCAATGTCTCGTTGACATTTAGCTTGGCCAGTAGCTCCTAAGCCTGCCCAAACAGTATTATAGTTAACAATAAGCCATGTAGTTAAGGTGTTAATGATAAATGTTCTGTTAGTTTGAAGTTGTTCTCTCGCATATAATTTATTTGAGTCTACGCCGGGGTCAGTCCATACGATAGAATCTGCGGCTGTAGTTCCGTTGCTAATAATATCTATAATTTCATCATAGCAAGCATTACTTCTAGTCACAGCAGTAGAACTACCAGTCAACGTAGACGCTAGTTGTTGTTTTATATAGGCTATTGAAGCTAGCTCTTGATCTATTTGATATGTTGTAACAACATTTGCTTGTAGTCTTAGATATGAAAGCCCATTTTGAATAGCCCAATAGTTAGATCCAAAAGCAGAGTCATAGTAGCCTGCATCAATTAAAAATCCAATATCGCGTCTACAAAGAGCACTGTTATAGGTAAAATTACCATAGTTACTATTAATGTAATCTATCGTGTCTATTTGAATTTGAGGAACTACAAAGCTTAATGAATTGAATGCATTAACCAAAGCTGTAGTAGTTGTTACTCCATTAGTCAAAGGTGGACGTGATTCTGTTTGGAAATTAATAGAAAGTCCTGTTCCGTTGACTAAAGTTATCGCAGATCCATTTAAAGATAAGCTCAGTTGAAAACTTGTAGCGTTTAATCCTGTAGGCAAAACAAAGTATTTCTTTCCTTCAATTATTCCGTTTAAAGACGTTGCCACTGCATATAATACATCACCAGTTGCTAATCCGTGGCTCCCGTTGGATGTCAAAGTATTTCCAGAAGTGATTGTAGTAACAGTAATCGAAGGTCTTGAATTTGTGTTTCCACCTTCTAACATGTCTATTAAAAGATCCATGCAGCTATTAATAAATGTTACTGCTGTAGATCCGTTATTAAAATTAACTGAATCTCTAAATTGTATAGCAGTATTGCCTGTAGTTTTTGTAACTAAAGTATTAGCAACGATCTGTCCAAGGATAACTTTCATTCTTTCGTAGGCAGCAATATTGGCTAGCGCTTCGCTGCTATCTGTAACTAAATTAGATCCCGGACCATCAAAATAAGCTAGAGCAGCATTTAATGATTGTGTTTTTCCTCCGTAGGTTAGATCATAGATTAAAGCGTCAACTACATATCCTACATCACGCTTACATTTTGTTCTCGAATATTGAACACCGGAGAATGTAAAATCTATGTATGCTCCTATTTCTTCTTTAATAAAATCTTTGTTTTCTTTAACTAATGTTCTAGCATGATGGTATCCTGCTAGATATGTTGTGCCATAGCCAGTAGGTAAAGTATAATTGATCATGTTTGTTTGAGCTGTAAGAAAATCAACTCTATGTTGCATCATTCTTACAAGACCAGATGTTAGAGTTCTTTGTGCAGCTTGAGCTACAGGAACTTGTATAATTTGATCCGTCATGTTACTTTGACTTCTAGTTATCGCTGTTCCTGTTACTATATCTCCTACAATACTTTCTAATCTTCCAAGACTACTTACACTAAATTTTACATCTGTTTTATCAATAACACTGCCGATTGGTCCTGCATTAGTAGATCTAACTTCGTCTCCTAATACCACTGTGCTTTCTGGAACTATAATAGGCAATACTTCTCTATATTGTCCTGTAAGAACATGAATAGTGTTAAATGCTGCGTATCTTGCTGGTATATTAGCCGCTGTTTTGTCAGATAAAGCAGTTGTTACAATGCCTACAAGACTGGTTATTTCAGTTAAGGCACCAGGCTCTGATGTAAGATTTGCATCAAACCACTGAGGTATAATATTTGTTGAATCTTCTGAAACATTTTGATAAGCAATTGTAGGAGCTTCATTTGCTAAACACTTACCAATTAGTGTTAACATGTAATTGTAAGCAGCAATATCTTCATCACTTTCAGCACTTAATTTAGTGTATACTCCTGTTCCACTTTGTTCATCTTCAGTTAGAGCATTTACATAGGCTAATGCTGCGCCTCTAGTTCTTACATTACCTCCGTGGCCTAGGTCATAAGCAAGTGCATCTATTACCCATCCAATATCTCTTTCACAACGATCTTCTCTATATTTAAAGCTAGAAGCAAATGGTGCAATAGAGTTGACAATTTGATAATTGATCCATTGAGTAGTTTCTCTTTGAATAAACAATCTGTTCATTTCAAGGAGTCGTTTAGCTTGAGGATATCTAGCACCTTTTTCAATTTCCATACAGGCATATCTTATTGATTTCCATGGTTTGTCAAATGTAGCTCCTTGAGTTGGCCATGGTGCGTCTATACCATGATTTCCTACCCAATAAACTCTATCTGTTACTCCCCATGTAACCCATTCTGGTTTTAAATCAGAACTAACACGTAGTATTTGACCTTCTGTGCCTATAGGTAGTCTAGCTGGACCAGCTCCATCGTAGTAAACTAAGTCGCCTAGTTCTTGAAGTGTAGCAGTCTCCGACCCTACGCTTAATACGTTCCAATAAGTTCCTGAAATATCTTGATCTGGTCTACTTAAGGATTGTCCTCCGCCTGTCGCAGATAATGTAGACCCATCGTCGCCTTCTGATCTATGAGCAAGCTTACAAATATAAGAATTATTAAGATATCTTACTGCATCACCAAGAACATACTCTGTATCATCAGTCCAATATCCTCTCCAATTTATACCGTTACTCAATAAAGTCCATGTTGTAACATTAGGTGGCTTTATGGCAAAATTAGCTGTCATTGTTCCTGTTGCAGTTGTAGGATTAAAAAACGATCCTCCTAACACGTCTGTAATCTTAAATGTAGTTGCACCAGAAATTTCTGCAATATAATAAGTAGCACCAGTAAAAACATTACCAAATGTTGTTCCAGAAAACTGAATGGCCATTCCTAGTGTCATATTGGTGGTCGAAGCAGTTGAAAATGTATCAGTTACAGAGCTAGATGCAGTTACAGTAACAGAATAAGACGGACTATCTAGGTTGGCTACATAGTTATATCCGTTTACTCTAACCATTTCTCCTATAAGATATGTTGTAGAAATATCCCAATTAGATTTATAATCTAAACCTTCACTAAATAAATCCCAATTACTTGTTCCTGTTACTGGATTACTGTTCGTATTCTGTGTTTTTGAAACATATTGATTTCCACCATACTTAACAATATCGCCTGGTTGATATGCCGTAGCTCCACTCCAGTTAGATTCATACTCTAAACCTTCTATAAATTGGTTCCAATAGGCTGAATCAGCCGAAAAAGTCGTTGTTGATGTGTGATAAGTTATACAAATCCAAGTTCCTGCACCAAATTTTACAACATCATTCAATTTATAACGAGTTGAATTTGACCAATTTCCTTTGAATTCTATCCCAGTATTAAATACTTGCCATTTACTTTGGTCATTTTCTAAACCTTGGCTCTCGCTTAATGCCGAAGTGTGTTGGGTGATACAAATATAATTAATTCCACCATACTTAACAATATCATTAACTTTATAACGAGTTGCTACAGTCCAATCATTCTTCCAATCGAATCCTTCTGCAAATAGTTCCCATTTATTTGCATCTGCTTCTAGTCCAGATGATATAACGGATGCAGATGTATGATAAGTTATGGCAAGATAAACGTTACCGCCGTATTTTACTAGGTCACCTTTTTCGTAGATAGTGCTAGAGGCCCAATCACCCCTCCATCTTTGGCCATCTGCCATGAGATTCCATCTTGTAGGTATTAGATTTAAATCTGTATTAAAATCACTTGATGCTGTGTGCCCTAATACACACATATAGGTTTTACCCCCATATTTAATAACATCATCTTTAATATAAACGGTAGCAGTAGCCCACTCACCTTTCCATACAAATTTTATCCTACCTAGTTTAAACTCAGCCATTCTATACTCCGGTTTTTATGAAGTTTTATTATTTAGTAAATCATCTTATTCTAAAAGAACGATAAAACATATTTTGTGCTAGCCATGATCCTTGGATATGCACGTCAGCTCCGCTAAAATCTGCTACAACATTGATTTGATTAGTAAAGTTGGCAGTATTACTAATTTCTGCTGGACCTACTTTTACAACACCTGCTATAAAGCTCGCAGTCAATAGGTCTTCACCACCTACATTTAGCTTATTATTTAAGAATGCAGCTATAGCTCTTTGAGTAGGAATTATGTTATTAGAGTTAGCCTGCATGGTTACATCTGTGCTAAATTCTCTAACAACTGTTGCTGTTCCTCCAACAATAATACCTCCTAGCGCAATTTCAGTAAGTCCAGATAAGTCAAAGAAATCAGCACTAAGAGTCACAGCTCCTGTAGCTTGCTCAACTGCAAATAATTCTCCTGCTCTAAAATTACCGTCCTGGTCTGTAGAAGTATAAAATACACGACCTCCGTTTAGTTGTCCTACTTCGTTTTGAGGTTGTCTATCAAACTCGTAATCAATATACAGGGTTGGGTAGTTAGCATCTATGAAATTACCGGTGCCAACGTCTAAGAAATCATGACCAGTTATACGAACCTGACTATAGCGTTCTTTAATTAGAACTTCCATGTCATCTTGTATTTCATCATTATAAGTTAATAAAGGGCTTACTTGGAAGGTAGACTTATATGTTCCATCACTATTGAGGCTTGTATCGATATCTACTTTAACAGCAGTCCAAAAGGCTGGTTTACCTCCTATGTAAAATTGCGCACCTGGTCCAGGAATTAAACTCAATCCATCTACTGTAACAAATTTTCCAACTGGTTGGATATCTGCAAATCCATCCCCTGTTACCGTTACAACTGTAGTATTAGTTTTCCAATATATACCTCTATTAAAAAAGGTAGGCTGAGGAATTACTCCGTCATTTACTCTACATCTAATTACTGCATCAATATTGTTATTAGGATCAACTAAAGTGCAAATAGCAGACTCGTTATCAGCATAACCAGATCCAGGATTCCAAAGTCTAATTTGTGTCAGCTGGCCACCTTCTACAACCGCACGTCCTAATGCTCTAGCTCCTGTTACAATTTTATTAACAGCATTGGTTAAATTTTTACCAGTAGCAACAAACAATGGAGTGTTATTGCTAATAGTAGAATCACCTAAAGTAATATCTGGTGAGCCGAAAGCAGCAAAGTTCCATTCTAAATTAGTATCTAAGGTTCGTTCTGTCCACTGAACACCGTTTTCTGAAGTTGCACAAAATGTAGTTGCTGTGTTTGTAGGACTAGTGCATAGTGCTAGAAATACGCCATGTCCGTATATTATTTTTTTCCAGGTCATTTCAGTTCCTGGAACAGGTCCTGGCATTCCATGAGCAGTGCTATACCAAGTTACTCCATTAAAACTGTAAGTTGTATAACCAGTGCTTGATAAAGCTACGAATTTACCTGCACCATAGGCTATTCCTACCCAATCTTGTAATGTAGAATCTTGAACCTCGATAACTGTTGCTGACCAATTAATTTGACTAGTTATTGAGTTGTAAACTCCGGTAGCTAAGGCGTTTCCACTGTTTGCTATTGCTAAAAATTTTCCTTGACCATAGGTTATATCTACCCATTCGTTTTGAGTAGAATCACCGATAGCAGGTAGTTCTGTAAATGTCCAAGATTCACCATTATCTTCGCTAAATGCTCCAGCATCTTGATTATTAGCAATCGCTAGAAATATTCCAGATCCATATGTGCAAGCTACCCAATTACTAGTTGAAGGCAATTCACTTTCTGTCCAATTATTACCGTCTTCGGAATAAACTGCTTGATTACTATTATACTTAAGAGCCACAAAACCATTATTACCTGCTCCTACACACCTCCACTCTCCGACAATAGGTAGCAAGGCACCTGTCCAAGTTTCCCCTTCTCTGCTTGTATAGATAGTATCTCCGTTTAAAGAAAAAAGTAAAAATTTTCCACTTATTCCTAAACCTTTAAAATTAAATGTTGTTATAGCCCCGTTTGAGCCAACTCCTGTAACAGTTATTTTAATATCATGCTCAAAATCATTACCGTTAACTTGACTACCTACTATAGTAAGAACATCTCCTACAGAGTAACCGTTTCCAGAAAATGCAAGTGTAACATTATAGGTTCTATTAGTTTTAACAACATTAAAAAGAGCTAGTCCTTGGTCTGTGATAATTCCGTTATAACTCTCTTTAGTTTCTCCATAAATTAAAGCTCCCCATAAATTATCTGTTGGTAGATTATATTCTGTAGCTACAAATCCTGGATGACTAAAAATTGGTCTGGGTTCAAATCTGTATCTTGCTGTTCCTGTCAATACAGATTTAATAGGATACCCTGGAACAACATGATCCCAGCCTGGGGTATTATCACTTTCTTTGTAAACTTGAACTTGCTTAGTGTTTTCATTATAAGCATATACATACCCATATTGGCCCGTTCCATCTCCCGCAATAATAATAATTCTTGTTCCTAAAATTTCCACTTCGTCAGAGTCGTCGTTAGTTCCTAGTGTTATTGTTGTATCATCTCCAAATTGAGCATTGAATCCCCTAATAATATAACTTCCGCCTTTACTCAAAACTTGGCACTCATATATGGCATTATCTCTAAACTCTTCTTGTTGAACACTTATGCCACTTCCTGAACCTTGGAACGAATAATTGACTGTGGTATAATATTGACCAGCATTACTAAATTCTAATGCAAAAACTTCATCTGTAGCTTCACCGCAAAATGCTGCGGCTACTTGCGCCTGTTGGTCTCTTGCATTTATTTTACCGAACCTCACAACTTCTTCAGGGTCGTCGCCGTCAGCGACTGCACCGAATGTTCCATAAGAACTATTACCGTTGGTAGCTCGAATTATACCTCCATCCTCTGCAAACATACCTATCTGTGCATAGTATGTGAATACTGATACTAGTTCAGCCCTACCACCATTTAAAACCCAAGCACCTACTCCATCACTTATAACTTGAGTAAAGTCGTTGCTTACAATAGACTTATTACCACCGTTGTGTAAACTTCCATCTATTTTTTGTCCAACTGCGCCGTATCCAAATGTTGTGCAATTTTGAACATAACAGCTTCTAGTTTTAATCCATACACGCTGATCATCTGGGCCCCAGCCTGGATCTAAGCTTACATAATTTCCACCAGTAGGTCTACGATATAGTTCTCCAGGAATCGGTGATGCTAAACTGCCATTTAATCCTGTAAGTGTCATATTACGAATACCAGTAGCATCTCTTACATAAAACATATCTTCTAGTTCGCTGCCTACAACTGCATTTCCGTAATACCTTCCGGCCAATACTGATTTGTAATTTCCTGGATATCTAAGATCGTAAATAAATGCATCTATAAACCTGTCTAGATCTCGTAGACAAAGTTCTTCATCAAACACATAGTTTTGATCAGATTTAGTAAACCATAACGCTTCTTGTTTTAGGAAATTCCTATTAGCTGAAATATTGTTAGCTGCTGCTAGCCTGCCAGTGTTTGTTGTTAAAGTATTATTCCCTGTGACTACAGGCTTTGAACTTGATATTTCAAGTTTATAATCTATATATTGAATAGCGTCTGCTATCATTGCTTGAACTAAATCAGCTTCAGTCGCTGTTGCCAAGTAAGTTGTGTCTTGAGTAACTGTATTTCCAAGGCTCTTGCTTATGGTAACACCAGTAAAAAGATCGTCTAAGATTATAGCAAGTCTGGCCAATGCAGATTTTGTTTTAGGTGCATCATTTTCTAATTCAGGTATAGGACCTTGAGCTTCTACAATAACGGCACGTAGTTCTTCTCCTAGCATTGCTGTTCTTTCCGGAACTATAATAGGTAAAACTTCCTGATACTTACCCGTCCTTATTTTGATTGTTGTGTATCCTGCAAAACCATCATCTGCTTTTTCAGCTGCGAATCTTATAGTTTTGTATGGCTTAAAATAATTTATTCCTCTTTCAGGATCATCGTCGTCGACACCATTCGGAGCAACATGAAACTTACGTTGTAGATCACCAAAGCTTTGCCATTCAAATGTTCCTTCTTCTGGATTTAAAACTGTAAGTGTATGATCTTTATCGCCTATAGGTATCCTTTGCGGACTTCTGGAACTATCATCTCCTAATATAGTTTTACCAAAAGTTAACAAATCTCCTATTTGATCTAAGCCTCCAGGTTCGTTTTCTATTAGTATAGCCCAAAAAACTCCTAAACCTGTTAATGGGTTTGAAGTTACAGTTGAGAGATGAGGCACTAAGCACCTGTAGGCGCTGCCTTTATGATAAACAACGTCTTCGCTGTTGTAGTAGGTAAAGTTACCATTGGCATCTTCTAAGGCCCAATTACCTCTAAAATCATTTCCTGGGACAACTATTTCCCAATTGCTATCATCTAGGTATGCAAGTGTGCTGTCATTTTCTATCTGATCAGTCAAAGCTACCCATAAAGCTCCACCACGTTTTACCAAATCTCCTTTTTTATAGAAGGCATTTGAATTAAATGATCCTACAAAATTAACCGCATTTACTAGATGACTCCAGTCTGGATTTCCGTTTGGAAAGAAAATAGTGTTCCCAGGCTCGCTATTAATATTATTATTAATAGCTATATAGAGGCTACTACTTACTCTTACGATGTCTCCTATGGCATAATAAGATGTATTACTCCAATTGTTATTATAATTAAATCCATAAAATAAAGGTAAAAAATTTAGATTATTAATATTTCCTACTGTTGAACTCGATGTGTGCTCTTCGCTGCAAACGAGCAAACTCCCACCGTATTTTACAACATCATTTTTTCTATACAAAGTAGATGTAGTATAGCTACCTCTATAGGCAACATTTTCTACAACTATTTCCCATGTTTCATTTGCGCTGTCATTATTACCGTCGTTACTTCCTACATTAATACCAGATCCAGAAGATGTATGTTCTAAAATACATCTGTAAGTTATTCCATTATAAACTGCTATATCGCCTAATTTATATCTGTAACCTGAAGTCCAAGAACTAGTCCAATTTTCTCCACTAAAAAATAATGTCCACTTATCGTAATCTAAATCAAATGTTGCAGAACTAACATGTCCTATGGCGCAAGAGTAAATGTTGCCGCCATGGCTAACTACATCACCATCTGTATAAACTGTGCTAGTGGTCCAATTATCTTTAAATTCTAAACCACCGGTCATTCTACTCCAAGCAGGAGCTACTTCAGTATCTGTTACATTAAATTTGTAATTTTGATCTGCAAAAAATGTTGAAGACTGGTGAGCTCTTATACATGTCCAAGCACCTCCTGCATAGAAAATACAATCGTCACGTCTGTAGGCGTAATTCTGTTGCCAGTTGCCGATCCATCTGTAGCGTAGTCTGCTTATCTTAAACTCTGCCATAATTCTTCCTAAATTTTACAATTACTATATTTATTTTACTCAGGATAGGTGTATTTTTGATTAATTCTAACTACAAAACTTCCATCATCTGATACGTAGTAATAGATAGATCTGGAGTCCCATCTGTATTGGCTGAAAAATAAATTGTCAAAAAGTATTTCGTGTTCCTCATTTACATTGTCAACATAATCTAAACCATATTCGAATTCTACATAATCTTCATCAGGGGGCCCTGGATTATTAATAACTATACTTGTGCTTGCTTGGATTAGATTATTTCTTGTTAAAAATAGCTCGCCATCATCGTTACGACGAAGACCGTAGAAAAACTTAGGACTATTTTCTCCAAATATTGCATCATCTGTGCTAAAAATATAATTTCCTGACATAGTTTCTCCTTAGATTATTTCAGCATAACTTATAATTGCATCTACGCTAGCAGGCACATCACAAACAATTCTTAAACTACAATTCTCAGCTAGAATTAATTTTTCGCCATTAGTTACAACTTTAAGACTACTATTTGCAGGTATAACAATACCTTTTACATAATAAGCTTCAACACTGTCAGAGTCGACAACTGATATATCTACAGTTGTATTATCTTCAATAATATTTGCAAGATTACAACCTAAAATTGTAAATCTATTATTGGCATTAGTTGCAATAATGTCAGTAGGTGTTGTTCCTACACCTTGAACTACCTTGGTTCGAAAAAATGTTGCCATGTTTTATCCAAAAAATCTGCTATCAGTATTTATTAAATTTCAAATACATGCAGTTTTTTGAATATTAACGGTCAAACCCGTTAATAACATAAACATTTTTTGTAAGTGGAACACTACTTCCAAAATGAATCCATGCTCCGGCAGCATAACCTATAGGGTTGAGAAGTATTTCATAGTTTACATTCGCAACTTGTATAACATTTTCAACTATAACTAAAAGTCTCTGTGCTGCTTCTAGTTCAGTCAATAAAGAAGTTGTTCCTTCTTTTATCAGATTACAAGGATTAATATTAAGTGGGCCAAACATATCACCACCGCTATGATTTTCAAACGCTTGGAAACTCATTGTTGCAGGTTCTTTAAATTTGACTTTTCTCCAGGCTGAACTAGTTGTTCCGCTATCGCCTTGATAAAATTCAAACTCTTTAAGGTCAGAATTATATCTTATCATTCCTTCAACTGGGGCTGATGGACGATCACTTGTTCCGCCTTTTGGTATTAGTAAGCTATATTTTCCCTCCATGGTCACACGACCATCAGTTTCTACACTAACACTTTGATCTTTTACATTTCTAAAATTTAATTGACTCTTTTTTAGAAATTTCATTAACTTACTCTAAAAGAACTCACAGTAGCCATTATAACACTGCTACCACTTGGAAGAGCTACTATAGAATCTGTTGATTCTAATACTAATTTTTCTGTATCAAAAGTAAAAGTTTCCCCTGCTGGAATAGTCAACGACTTAATTATTTGTGTTTGAGCATTTGCTATTGTTTGGCTTAGGCTTCCTTTTAACACATGAACATCCAAGTTCCTGTCAACTGAATCTGTGTTACAAAATATCATACAGGTGACTGCATGTTCCTCTCCTGATCCTGGACAAGTAAATATTGTCGTTCCTCCTGTAAGTAAAGCTGCGTTTGAAATTGCCATTATTCTGGTCCTTAAAATATCATACTAAATCCTAAAGCTCTACGTCTGCTCACAAGCTCATCGCTTGTATTAGGATTAGTAAAATACAACCCTGTTTTACCCATACCCAATGTAGATTTACTGTAAAGGACATTATAACTACTACTTGTAGAAGGAACACTTGATTGGTTACCAATTTGCACAACACCTGTAGTTTCTAGATCGCTGGAGATTTTTACTTTTCCGGTTCCGCTAGGATCAAGCTCAATATTTCTGTTACCTCCAGTAACAGAAATTAATGCATTGGTGCCGTCATGACTTAATTTTAGAAAATGATCTCCTAAAAAACCTGAATATGTTATTGGTATATTCAGACTAGTAGAATCAATAGTAGCTCTTTGATAGGCGTCTACTTTAAAGTTAATGTAGCTAGGATTATTTAAGCTTAAAGGATCACTGCTACTAGCGTCAAACACTCTAACTTCTGTATTATCATTAGTTATGTGTGTAATGTTTGTAAAATATATTGACGATGTTACATAGTCTGCCATACCTTGAGTATTAACCAATGCATCTTTTAATTCATCACTTAAAGAAAGACTTATAGGTCCGTTACTCGCTTGGTAAGGCCCGCCTGGCGTATGTCCGCTAGGATAATCTAAAACATTTTCTTCGTAGTTAGTCGTTCCTTGAACAGTAACAACACCTGTTCCTTGATTAATAAGGTATAGGCTATCATCAGGACCTACATTAATACTTGATGTGTAAATTCCTGCTCTTGCTGTGCCTATTCTAAAATCAAAACTTCCTAGTATAGGGTTAAAATTTTCATCTCTATGATATAATTCATGATTAAATATAAAATAGGCATTACCTAAAACTCCTTCTATTTCTATTCCAGAGGTTTGATTACCAGAGCTATATGTTGATAAATTTGGACCACCTTTATTTAAAGTAATTACCCTATCAAGAATATTTGTATTTGTAGTTTCTAGATAGGTTGTAGATCCTTCTACATTAAGATTACCATATATCCAAACTTCACCGCTTGCACTCGCTAACGGTCCTCTTGTATCTAAAATAATTGCTGCTGGTGTAGTTGGAGGGGATCCTGGATCAGAATCTCTTCCTACTACGATTTTGTAATCGCCATTGTTTACATTTAATACTTTTATGGTCATATTAGATCTGAGTTAAAACGATTAAAGTTTCTGTTGAATCGTCTTGTAAAACCCATTTATAGTTATTTCCGCTAAATGCATGAGCTTTACGTGCTCCTAATTTTCTAATAGCTACAGGAGTTCCTCCTGCTGCTATTCCTACAAGACTAGCATCACCATTATTTGCAGGAGTTATAGCATCAGTTAAGCTACATACTGCTGTTGTTGCACCGTTGTCGCTACTACACTTAAATCTACGTGCACCTTTTTGTTTTAAAATATATCCTTCGTAGACAGTTCCACCTGTTTTAAATCTAATAGGAAGATGTGGGGTAGCAGCATTTCCTGTTGGTCCGAAATACTTGTTGTTAATTTTATTTGCCATGTTAATTTCTCCTTGACGTTCTAGGTCTATGCTTGGCAAGCATAAGTCATATCGACAATGTATTTATAAGAAATAACAAAGGGCGCACTTGGCGCCCTTTGTAATCGAACTAGTTCTTCTTTGTTTATTAGAAGAATGTTGGATTTGAAACTGTTACAGTTCCTAGATAATCCTGAGCATTACCAAGCGAACTTGCAGTATTTGTTAACTCTACATAACCATAACGTGTCATAAAGCTAACTACTGGTTCAAATGTGCTAGGATCTAACACAACACCGCTGCTCATTAATGGAATATAAGGGCAGTAGAATGCTGCTGCATCACTTTCTGTCGAACCTTTATATCCAATAAGAACTTTTTCTGAATCACTAGCATATGTGTCTACATATACTTTCATTGCACCGTTCAATGTTCCAGCAAACTTAGTATTTGTTGGAGCTTCGAATGTGCCTTCAGTTGTGCGAGCAAAAGCAGAAGTTGTAGCACTTTGTAGCATTGTTAAAACTAGTGGACTAACTACTGCCCAGTTACCAGCACCACGACGTGTGCGCTGAGCAATTACGTTACTTACTTTGTTGATTGCAACTGCTAATGCAGCATGTTCGTCACCAACAAATGTTGCTGTTCCACTTACAGCAGCTTGATCAAATGCTATTTGATTCTGTGTTCCAGCTAAACTACGTAGGCTAGAAAGAATCTCACGATCAATTTCAGCTGTAATTTCTTGAGCTAAAGCAGCCATGATCTCAGCTTCTACATCAATACCATGCTGTGCTTGCATGTCTTGTGCAGCCTCAAATGTCCAGCGAGCGCTTAACTTACGAGTTTTCGCTTCAACTGTTTGCTTGAGGATCTGAATGCTCATTCTACGACCAGCTTCACCTTCTAGTGCTGCTGTAACTGCTGCCTTACCTGGAGCAACTCCAGAATATCCTTCAGCAATTTTGAATGGGCTAAGTGCCTCTTCGCCTGCTGTAGCTGAACCGCCTGTTGCATCGGTAAAGTTATCAGCATAACGAACTCTTAGAGTATGGATCTGACCAACTGGTCCTGTCATAGGCTGAACACCTACCAACTCGTTAGCAATAACTGTTGGCATGACACGACGGATCACTGGAAGGATCACACGATTTAATGTTGCGACGTTGCCGGCAGAAGTAGCACCAGCGGTAGCACTTTCTGCGAGATACTTGCGTGTATTCTCTAAAGTAGCTGCCATTACTGATTTTTTGGTGCCTTGTAGGCCTTCCAAAAGAGCCTCTTTTGTCTCTGCCCAACGGCTTGTTAGTAGTTCTGACATTATATTATCTCCTAATTGTCTTTACTTAAATTCCAGCTAGACGACGAATATCTACGATATTGTGATCTTCTTTGCTGTTACTTACGCTGTTGGTTTGTTTATTGCCTGTAACTTCTTTTGCCTCAACTAGTGCCTGTTTTTTCTTTTGCGGAGTATCTCCAGCTATGACTGCTGGTAGATATTTTTCAAAACTACTTCGCAATTTTGCTGTTTGTATACTTTCAAGTAATTCTTTCATAATAGCTTTTTGCTGTGGAGCAAGTGGAGCCACTAATTCATTTAATACAACTTGACGTTCTTGATTTTCCTTAAGAATTTTTACTTCACGTTCTTTGCTTTCTGAAATTATTCTTGCTTCTGCCACAGCGTTTTTGGCAGCAGCAAGTTCTAATTCTTTAGTGTCTATGACCTTAAGCAATTTACTTGTTTCTGATTTTTCGTTAAGATAGCTGTTCTGATATTCGTTAGCAAATGCTTCAAATAATTTGCGACCGAAGTCATTACGTCTAGCACTTTCGATATCCTCTTTAAGTTGTCCAATTTCTTTTGAAAGTGTTTTTTCAACTGTTGATTCTACGAGTTGTGCAGCACGTTTTACAAATTGTTCTTTCATTTTAGCAAATGCTTGACGACCTTCTCGAACTAAGCGCACCTTAGTTTTTGCTAAATCCTGCTTATCTAAATGAAATTCTGCTATTTCT